TACCTTCTATGGAATTAGTTTGTCCAGCACCAAACCCAAAAATAGCTGAGTTATTATATATTTGTGGTGCAGCTATAATTACATTTGTAGATGTTGGATGATTTTCCGAATCATATATTAATAATTGTGTATCAGTAGTTGACCCATCAGTTCCTTGTAAACTATTCGTGTAGTTTATAAAACTATAGTCTGTACCATAAGCCGATGGAGTCATTAGAATCCATTCATAATATGTTCTTGTTGTACTTCCTTGGTATGGCCCAAAGCCTTCGACATATTTGTCGCCTTCTAATACGACATCTACATTATAATAAAAGTAATCATCTTCACCTGTGATCGGTGTAATGCTTATAGAAGCATTAACACTAGTCACAAAACATAACAAAAGAAAACTAATTAGTTTTTTCATGTTATTTTCCTCTTGTGAATATTCCTTTAATAAATTTTAGACCTTCTCCGAGAGTTGCAAAGAACCTACCGACAGGTGAGTCAGGCGGAATAAACATTGCGAGTAGTGCAATCAATCCCACTAGAGCAATACCTGTGTCAAGCATATTGTCCTTTATCATATCCCATATTACTTGTAAATGTATCATATTGGTGTTGCGTCCCTATCTCCGTTATCATAGCCAGGAGCGTTTGGCCCAAGAATAGTTGACCAATCAATGGTATCATCTTCTTCTATTTCTTGTTCTATTTCTTCTTCTATCTGTTCGTTAAAAATTGTTTCATCTATCATTACCACTTCTTCAACTTCAAACATATCTGAATCTACTTCTTCAATGTCCATCATGTAGTCATCAGGATTATCTACCATATCCTGAAGTACTACTTCAAAGTCATCTCTTGATATACCAGCATCTTCTAGTTGTTCATCAGTTATACTATCAGATGCTTCTACTACTTCATCTGAAAATTCTATTTTTGGTAGTGGGTTTTGAACTGACCCGTCATCAGCAACTATCGAGAGCTCAGGTTCATCCAATTCAGGTTCGTCAACTTCTTCGGGTTCATCAGGGGAGATTGCTTGTGTAAACATGCTAAACAATCCACGTGATTCTTGCTGTGGCTCTGGTTCAGGTTCGGGTTCAGGTGCTGGTTCATCTTCGACTTCTTCGACTTCAATGATTTCTTCAGGCTCATCAGGCTCCTCTGTTTGCTCTTCTTCACTATCTTCTTCGTCTATTTTAAAAAAAGAAAAAAAACTTTTCTTTGGCTCCTCCTTGGGTTCTTCTTCTACCACTTCCTCAGTCGGCTCATCTGCCGGTGCTTCTTCAGTCGGCTCTTCTTCAACTTCAGGAGCTTCTTCCTCTTCCTCACTAGCTTCCTCTTCTTCATCGTCTCCGCCTCCAAATAAACTAAAGAATCCACCTTTCTTTTTAGGTTCTTCTTCAGCAGTTTCTTCTTCGGGTTCATCAGCAGGTTCGTCTTCCTCTACAGGAGCTTCGTCTTCAGTAGTTTCTTCCTCTTCCTGCTCTTCTTCCTCTTCCTCTTCTTCATCGTCATCACCGAATAAACCTAAAAAACCTTTCTTCTTTTTTGGTTCTTCTTTTTCTTCTTCGGTGTCAGAAGAGTCTTCAGATTCTTCTTCAGACTCCTCTTCATCAGATTCCTCATCTTCTTCCGTTACGGCTTGCTTCTCGTCTGACTTTTCAGTTTTGTTTTCGTCTTCCGATTGTTCCGTATCTTCAGTTGATGTTTCGCTCTCTGATGTTGTGTCATCTGTAGTACCTTCTTCCGTTAGGGGTTGATCGGAATCTTCAGCCGGCTCTTCTTCTCGAGCCTCTCCAACTTTAACTCCGATAAAGCTTGTAGTTTTTGGAATTTCTTGACCATAAAATGATGATTCGGGTGGAGGGGTAATTGTTCCAGTAATTACAAGTTCTTCAATCATAGGTGTAACTTCATCTATCATTACATCTACGTTATCGTAAACTGAACTACCTTGGAAATAAACTGCTGAAGACATTGCGATAACGCCTGCAGTTCCTAGTGATTGTAATTGAGCAATAGCTGCTCCGATTGATGATATACCAGCTGTTGTTGCGGTAGTCGCAGCTGTAGTAGCTGCCGCTGCACCTGCAACTGTTGCCGCGTTAGCACCAGCTGATGCTGCTTGATCTACTCCTTTAATATCTGTTGTATCAGATGGTTCTACTTCATAATCAAATTCTGGATTTGTTTCTTGAAGTAGTACATAAGCAGCTTCTCGTAATAACTCATCTTCTTTATCTTTTTTATGTACAAGATAAGCAACTACTTTTTGTGCTTCTGACACGGACAATTCTTTAGCCTTGTCCTTCTTTTTCTTTTTTGCCATAATTCCCTCAAAGGTATTTATAAAATACTACCTCTGAGGGAACATTTTTTTGTGCTAGACTTTACACGTCCAAAGTAGCACCACGATAGTTCATTACGAACTTGTGAGCTTTTGGAGCTGAGTCAACTTCTTGTGGGTTGTATGTTGAACCTCTGTAAGAAGCGATGCTAGGTTTTACCACCGCTTCTGAGTTTCCAACAACTGACCCTCTGTATTGTAGAGTTGCCATTTGCTTTCTCCTATTAGCAGTGCGTTCCTTCCTCACACAATGTGAGTACTTCCGCCCTTTCGGGTGAACGTGTTAAGATTCTGTTGTTGCAGCTGGAACACTTATTCCAATTGCTGTACATGCTTCTTCAATTGAAGCATAGTACGTAAATCCATCTATTGGATATGAGTAGTCAGCATGATTATTGACATAATATGTTTTTCCGCTGTGATGTATTTCAACCGCATTGGCTAAATAATTATTTTCATATCTGTAAAATGCTGCTGTGCTCATAATACTATTTATATGAATACCACGCTGGAACCTCGCGATTTGTCCAAGCCATTTTAAATGTTTTAGCGTGGTAATATTTTCTATATGCTTTAACGGGATCTGGACCTTTACAATCTTCGAAGATTGCTTGACGGAAGGGTGTCATCGGTCCCTGCGGGATATTTTCTGGTGGTCTTAATAACCTACCTCGAAGTAATTCATCTGTTCGGTGTACTCGCTTATATCGATGAATGTATTCGTCACAAAGCGCATTGAATAAATCCCAATGCCAATGATAATTTTCTGATGATTCCATTGTCCAAAGAGTACAAGGATGTTTCATATGTACTGCTTTATATAATAGATTCTCATCATATTGGTTATCCATCTCCCAATACTGAACCATTGTTTTACCGGACTTAGATGGCTTACGAGTTAACGTACCATCAAGTATACGATGGGAAGTGGACAACATTTGTGCAGACTCAATAATCATTTTAACAACATGTTTATCACAATGTTGTCTAGCTGCTTCTTTTGGTTCATTATCTAATACAAATATATTCATTTTACTAATCCCGGCATTGCTTCTTGTATTAACTCTTTTGTAATGGTTGGATACAATTCCGTTAGTTTTTTATCTTTCATTGCTATAACTATCTCGGCATCTTTAGCATCAATTTTTTCTAAAATCTGTATAAACCATTTTTCTCTTGCCCATTGGTGTCTATTCTTATCAAAACAAGGTTGAAACCTGAACATCTTTATATTTAATTCAACTGGATCTTTTTTAGCCTCATACGGAGGAGGACCTGGTGGAAATGGTAGTTTAATATTATTATCAAAACTTCCTTGTATAACAGTTACAAATGCAAAGTTTTTTCTGTATTCTTTTAACAAATCAACTTTACGTTTGTGTTGTTTTAGTTTATCTACTTTATCAAACATACTATGTAGTGTTACTATCTCTTTTTCTTTAGACATTTTTTATTACCTCATTATTACATTCAATTTCAATTAAATTATTTTCCCCTTTGTTTTTTCTAAAAGGAATATGTGTCTTTGCACGAAAATATTTATGATGGTATCTTATATCTACTACTCCATGTGTTTCTTTAGAAGTTTGTTCAAATATTGGTGTTTCTTTTTCCATGTTATCTATATCAAACTGAATATTCGCATTTGATGATTCATACGGACACCGATCACGAGAGCCCTCGGCCGCAACTGCTTCTCCATACTTTTCTGAATTTTCGTAATGATCTATTTTTGTTGGTAATCTGTGTCCCCATATATTGTACATTAAAGTCATTCTTGTTATAGGTTTTTTAGGAGGAAATACACCATGCATATACGATCCATCAAATGATAAAAACTTTCCTATCTTAGGATACGAATAAACAACATTTTGTACATTATCGCTAACATGACTAATTTCTGGTGTTTCTTGTTTAATACCAAAAATAGCGGTTGGCGCATCATTTGGTTCTGCTAAGTATGTTACTGTTGCCCTTAAAGGTGTAAGCATTTTTACTTTTCCTTTTGAGTTTGATTCTGCTTCATCACAATCAAAGTGAATATCGACAACATTTGTAGCGTTAGTTGTATAATGATCCCACCATTCAAATCCTACAACTTGGGACTCATTAATATTAGCATCCTTTATTACTTTAGGATATGTATCTAATATATATTTTTCAATACAGTTTTTCGCTTGTGTATCTTTGTCTAACCAAAACCCACCTGCAGCAGTTTCAATTTCTTCATTAATCGTAATAATTTCTTCTTTTAATATCTTTGCTTGATCAGGCGTTGCAACATTATAAGTGTACGCGTCTATACTCATGGTCTGTGAAAGTCTCCTACTGATTCTATTAAATTATTTAACCTATTTACAACCAAATAGTTTAGTGTTTTCATATTTGGTGTTGGTTTTATGTCATTATATTTTTCTAATATTTTATTAGTAACATCTTCTGGGATATTATCTAAGTTAATAACTCTGTTATTACGTTGATAGTTACGATATGCTTGTGTTGGCATTATATCATGTAAACCATTTGTACCATCACGATCCATTGCGTCACACCAACTGTCTATCTTTTTCTTTGATAAAGGTGTTTGTCTTTTGTCTTCATCGCAAAGTGTATCATCTGATGATAATACATTTGGTACACCGTCACCTGCATCACCTCTAAATATATGTTCTCTTAAGTAACGTACAGGATTATCGTGAGTAATAAACTTTTTAGTTAATGGTGACCATTGTTTTACATTACCATATCTTTGTAATTGAATAAAATCTTTATCTGCAGATACAATCATAACTGGCTCGTGTTTACCAAAGTCTTGTGTTTCTTTGACAAGCGTTGCAATAATATCATCTGCTTCTGCACCATATTCATGTATGACATCGAATGGTAAGTTCTCTGATATTTCTTGTTGTACTTTGCCGAATGTATTGAATACACTTGTCCAATCGACATCACTCTCTTCACGTGTTTTTTTGCGATTTGCTTTATATTCTGGATAATAATCTTTACGCCATGTTCCACCGTCACAACATATAACCATTTTACCGTACTCATTACGAAATCTTGCATTATTCATACGTAATGAATTAAGAATAAAGTGGCGAAGTAAACCTTCATCCGGACCTGAACCTCGGGCAAAGAATGCACCCATACATATTCCTGAGTAATCTACTAGTATCATAATATAAATCCTATCTCAATTATGTTATATATTATATCAAAATTATGGAAACATGTAAACACTATTTTTTAATTAAATGATTCAGATGTTTTCTATGAATTTTACCACCCACAAATGCATTATAGTATTCGTTAGGTTTAAGTAAAACATCGTTATCAATCTGCTCTTTCATTTCATAGTAAGACATTTCACCAGTTGTTTTACAAAGTCTAAGGATTTTTCTTTTGAAACGCCATTCACCTGTATTTTCCACCAGATCCTTGACGATTTCAGATGAACCGTAATAAGATTTCCAGTCAGATTCTTTGAGTGATCTTCTTTTATTCTTTTTACCTTTTAATGGTGGACGAGTTACTTTTGACCAGAACTTTTTCTTACCAATATATTTCATCTTGGATTCTGTGTCATATATCTCGTAAACAAATCCGATATATTCTTCAATCATATCGGTATCAAACGGTTTTTTATTATATGTCCATTCACTCATTCAAATAATTCTTTGTACCTAGTATAATCATTTATTATACCGTCATACGGTTTATCTTGCATAAATATTTTTTCTATCTCTGCATGTTCATGGTCATTAGTAGGCCATTCATGTATGTTATCTTTATCAAACATTATGACTGTATAACTTTTTTTAAATCCTAGTCTACGTCTAATTATTACACTCATTTATATTTCTATTTCTCCACCACAAAACGAACAATACTTTGGATACATATCGTTTGGATCATCTTGTATATCTGATATTACTATTTCTGAACATGATATTGTGTATCTAACTCCACAGTGTGGGCATTCCACAAAAATATCGTCTTCCATATTATCCCTCGCAGCTTGAACAGGTTAATAAATTTCTGCTTAACTCTTGGGCAGGGTTTGTTCCACGATGATAATATAAAGTTTTAACTCCTAATTCCCAAGCTTCTATCAATAGTTTATTTATATCACGCGGTGGCGTAGAAGGATGAATCATCAGATTTAAACTCTGTGATTGATCGATATGTTTTTGTCTTGATGCTGCCTGGATAATGATATCTTTTTGCGATATCTCTCCGAATGTTTTAAATACTGCTTTTTCTTCGTCGGATAAAAACATGAGATGTTGTACAGAACCACCAGTTACAAGAATAGATTTCCATACCTCTTTTGTATCACTTCCTTTTTCTTCTAGTAGTTCTTTTAAATAAGGATTCTTATATGTAAATTTACCCTTTGCTAAATCTTTTACAAAGTAATTACTATTTAATGGTTCGATACTTGGTGATACTTGACCTAATATAAAACTAGAAGAAGTAGTAGGGGCTATGGCCATGGTAGTTACATTTCTCATACCGTAACCTTTAAGTAAATCTGGTTCTCCATATATCTCAGCCATCTCTTTCGAAGCAGCTTGTGATTTTTCTTTAATTAGTTTATGTATTTCTATATTGACCATGTTTGCTTCGAATGATTCAAATGCTATCATTTTACTTTGTAGATATGAGTGCCAACCTAGTACCCCGATACCCAATGCTCTTTGTGTCTTAGCAAAATGCAAAGGTCTTTTCATAAATGATATGAGTTCTGCTTTCTTAATAAACTCTGTCATCACAGCATCTAGAAAATAAGTTAATATTTCTACAGCATCTGTATCTTTCCATTCGTCATAATGTAATAAATTCATAGATGATAAATCACAAACAAATGATTCACCAATGCCTGTTGATAAACAAATCTCTGAACAAAGGTTTGAGTTATTAATTTTAATTTTTTTGTCTCTGTATACCTTTGGAGATTTTTTATTTACTGTATCACTAAACATAATGTAAGGATAGCCAGATTCAAAACGTTTCTTAATTATCTTACCCCATATTCTACGTTTTTCTTTATCACCATCAATCATTTCTTTCATCCACTTGTCACCAACTGTGACACCGAATGACATGTTTTGTATTGGATGGCCGTCATCTCTTATTTGTAAAAACTCTTCTACATCAGGGTGTTCAACAGGAAGATACGCAGCAAAAGAACCACGTCTTACGTTTGATTGTGATACTACATTAGTAACTACTTCAAATAGTTCCATAAAATGTGGTGGTCCGTTTGAATTACCACCTGATGATATTGTTGCACCTCTTGGTCTTATTGCACCGAAGTACGCAGATGTTCCGCCACCCATCTTTGACATCATACCAACTTCTGATATTGTGTATAGAATCTCTTCCATTGTGTCATCGATGTATGAACCAAAACAAGATATAGGTAAACCTCTTTCTTTACCGAAGTTTGCCCATATAGGAGAAGCTAGTGAGTACCAACCTCTTGACATATAGTCTTCGAACTTATCTCGAAAACCTTCTTTATTTAGAATCTTTTCTGCCGCGTCTGCAATTTGATGGATTCTAAGTTCAGGTGTTTCACCTTCTTCTAGGTAGCCTCTTTCTAAGAAGAGCCTACTGTCTTTGTTTAACCAATAATATTTTTCGCTCATAATATAATTTATACTTAAAACAAATCATCTTCGTCGTATGATTTGTCATTTTTTGAATATTCTGTTGGACGTTTGTAAAAGAAGTCTGTTGCCGTGTTTCCAAGTACATCTTCATCAAACCACTCTGTTTTTTCTAGTAACACCGGGCATATATCATCATAGATAGGTTTGAATCCGATTTGTTCTAGACTTTGATTTAATCTGTTTTTAATAAAATTTTTCATAATATCAGAAGTAAGGTGTTCTGATTTATATCCGTTTACAGACCACTCTATGATTTTTGCTTCAGCCTCATATGCTTTTGCACATTGTGCTTGAATCAACAATTCAAACTCTTCATCAAATATTTCTGGATGTTCTTCACGAATTGTATTAACTAATTTTATACCAACCATTGCATGAATCATTTCTTCTTTAGATGTATATGCAACTTGTTGTGCTGTGTCTTTAAGTACGTTTCTAAATCGATTAAAATAGTTTATTGTATAAAACTGACTAAATAAAGAAACATTCTCTACATATAGCGTGAAGAGAATGAGTGAGTAAACATATTGTTTCTTAGAATCTTTGTAGTATTTGTGATTATATTTGCGAAGATACTTTACACGATTGCGAATGATTTCTAATTCTAAATTCTTTTCGAATACATCTTCCATTTGAAGTATTTCAATTAAACGTTCGTATGCATTATTATGAATTACTTCTACGTTTGCCATTACATAACCAAGATCTGTTAGACTAGGATGAGGTAAGTTTTGACCCAGTTTGGCCCAAAAAGTTTTAACCGCCACTTCGATTTGACCAATGGCGGATAAACAACGAACAATCATTTCTTGTTCTTGATCTGTTAAGGTGACTTTAAAGTCTTGTACGTCTGCTTGAAAATTAAACTCCTTATCAGTCCAAAAACCGTTATGCATTGACTCAATAAATTGATTTGCCCATGGATAACGGTCTGGCTTACGTCCTATCTGTTCTTCGAAAATGGTCGGCATAGTTCTACTCCTTAAAAATGATATTTATATTATACTACGAATTTGCGAATAAGTAAATAAAAATTTACTTTATTATTTGAGCTCAACTCTTGCCGAACCGTCTCTTCTTATAAATGATTTTTTAACTGCATCTAAACGAAATCCAATCGCTAAACCGGAACCTCGTGGTCTACTACCAGTTGCATCAATGTATATTGAATCTGGTGGTGCGCCCTGGATTGAAGGTTTACCTGTAGCTACGATGTAAGTTTGTCTTCCGCCTGGATTACCCTGATATACTGTAAGTAATTTTACTTCACCAGTAATAATCTTACCTGCAAGTGTACGAGGCTCGATAGGGCCCATTTGTAATGCTTCATTGACTTCTTCTTCATCATCTTTTTTCTTACCTAAAGGCATGTCTTTTAGTGCAATATCGCCTGCTACCGTGTCAGTTTCATCTAAATCTTCGTCTAATGAATCTTCTAGTGCAAGAACAGCCGATCTAAGAAATTCACCGTAGCTTCTATTAGCAGACTCTAGTTTGTCTAAGAATATATCAAGTGTTTCTTGTGCATCTGGATCATTATCTTTTAACTGTCTTATATGCTCTTCAAACGCAGCTTCAGCTGAAGTCATTCCTTCATATGCGTCATCTGCAAACTCTGAAAAATTAAAAAATCTGTCAGCACCAACTAGTTTTTCTATTTGTCGATTCACGAATCGTGAATCCATTGAAAAGCTTCTTTTAAGATCAGCAATCATGCCTCCAAGTGATCTTTCAACTTTAGATAAATCTCTTGAATTTTTAAACGCGAACTTTTCAACTTTATCCATATTTCTATAGTAAGTATTAGCTTGTTTAATTAGTGATTTTGCTTCTGCTCTTTCGCGTCTATTTAATGCTTCGTCTATATCTTCTTTTTTATCTTGACCGAGAAGCTTAGCTATTTTAACTAAAGTGTCTCTATCTTTTTTAGTTAAGTTCTTTAGTTGTCTGTCTTTAGCAATTTGTTTTAATGTATCACCATACGCTTTAGTTGATTCTACTTGAACTTCTTCTTGAATGTTTTTAACTGTTTTTCCAGAGATTGCTCGTATCATCGAGCTCATTTGTGTGTATTCTTCGTTATGCATCTTTAATATCCTCTTGTGTTATATAAATATCACTCTTTGTTTTAATGTGATAGACTCTAAACACTGGGATATTAAATATAGATCCAGCCGGTTTAGTATCTTCTTTTACTAAAATTTCGGTGCCTTTGTGAATAAGTTCTTCACCAGTCATAGGAAGAGATATATTTTTATTAATTACATATCTTCCCCCTGAAAGGCAGTCTAATTTATTTATAAATAAATTGTTTTCCACTAAAGAAATATCTTGTGGAATATCTAGTGCTTTAGAAATTTCTTCTTCTGATAGATTAAATTTTTCTTTGATTAGAAATAAAGCCGATGCATAGTTAACTATTCTTCCACCAGGTGCTTTTACCATTATTTTACGAATATTATAAACTAATCTGTGAAAAATTGTATAGGCATTTTTTTCGTCTTGTGTTGTAGGCTTTTTGAGTTTTTTAAATTGTTTGTCTATTATACCTTTTTTAAATGCAGATGTTTGTTCAACAGGCATAGTTAAAAGACGAAGAAACCTAATAGCATAAGCAGTATCAGCAGCTCTTAAAAATGTTACTTCATTTAGTTGTTTCATATCTCTCTTAAAACCTTTACTATCCTGTCGTCTAATATTATTTCTGTATACCAGTTTTGTGGTAAGTAATTAAGAAAGACTAAAAACGTTTTTAACGCTGGTTTTAAATCATCATCTATTCTTAAGAATAACATTCTTGTTGCTGCTGATATTTGAAAAACGTTGTAAAACGAAATCAAATGATTTAAAATTAATCTTTCTTTTAATGTACCATCTTTAATATACTTTCTGAGAAGACGTTTAACATATTTTATTCTATTAAAGTCTTCCCAAAAATCTTCAGCTGATAAACATGCTGTATTAGTATAATTTTCAACCGCGTATGTTTTAATATTCTTTTCAGTCGGGTATAATATAGTCATACCCTTATTTATGCGTTACTTAGCACCCATTTTCTTTAAAAATTTCTCCATTGCACCGTCAAACTTTAACTTCATAACTTTAGCAATTTCTTTTGCAGTTAATCCAGCTTCGATATAACCTGAAAGTTCTTTCATTTTACCTTCTGTTATTTCGATGTCATGTTTATTTTTAAGTTTTTCTATTGCATCTTGATCGGTATCAAACTGAGGAACTTCAACTGTTTTTGCAAACTCTTTTAATTTTTCTGAGTCTTCTGCAAACGGAGCTTCAAATTCATTTGCTTCGCTTTTAGTTGGTTTATCATGTACATAACCCATCTTATCATATTTTAAATGATCGTCATATGTATTAGCCATAACTTCTGTACCTGTTTTAGGATCATACATTTTATGTGGTTTGAAGTCTTCTCGTGATACACACTCTTTTTGCTCTTTATCTTTAGCAGCTTTAGCCATAGGTTCTTTTTTATCACCATCTTTATCGATGTCAAGAAAATCAGGTTTAGAAGCTTCATCGACTTCTGCGATCTCGTCAGCTACATCTTTGTCTATTCGAACTGGATAAGTTTTTCCTCCAAATTCAAATTCTTTTTTACCTGCTTTTTTAGCTGCTGCAGCTGCACCCATAAAATTAGATGCATCTTCTTTACTCATTTTATCAGCTATTTCCTCAAGTGATTTGTGACCCTCTAAAATATTTTTAGCAGCATCAGCAAGTCCTTGTAATTCTTTTTGCTCGTATCCTGTGAACATTTTGTTCTCCTTATTTCATCATTGTTATTGTGCCGATGCCGGCAGTTATTATTGCAGCTATGACTATCCATCCTAACCGCACGATATTTGAAATTGTTGATTTAGATGTATTTACTGCTTCTTCTGCAGCGTGTAATCTATCATCTATTTCATCTAATTTAGTATGTGCATCATCTAATGATTGCCATACTGTTACTACTTTTTCTTCTAAAGAGTGAATTTTTTCTTCTGCTCTTGCAATAGAAACTACTGCATCACATAATTTATCTATTTTCTCTTCTATTCTATCTAGGCGTTGTTTATCAGTTTGATTCATATTAACCTTTTACTTTTGCTCCGGCTCTCCATTGGAAACAAGACCAATATCTGGCTTTATATTTCGGGCCAGGTGTATCACATCTGTGCCTAGCTCTAAAACTTTTTCTACGTTTTGGATCATCCCTTTTTATTTCCATATTAGGATCACCAAAACCCAATCTAATTACGTTACCTTTTTCATTTTTAACGTATACATAAAATTTCTTTTTACCGTCATTAGAACGGAAAGGTTTGTTTAGTGTAACAGTTTTACCTTTATATTCAGCTTCTGTGAGTTCATGGTTGTAACAGTCTTCACAGCAGATGTCTGTATGTTCTTTGAATGACTTCATTTTTTTCTAGCTCTTACTTTAGCAGCAAGATCTTTATCAGCTTTTCCCCATGTTCCTGACGATTTAGTAACGAAAGAATTAACACGAGCCATTGCCCATTGTTGTGGAGTAGTGCCAGGTCTGTGACCTGTTTTCCATGCCGCCATTCCTCTATTATAAACTTGTTTTAAGATACCATAAGGCATACCAGACTTATCAGCTTTTTTACGTAAACCTTTTATTTCTTTTTCAGTGATTGTCTTTTTCTCATAGTTAAGTTTCTTAACTTTTTCTTTAAAAGGTTTTGTACGACCGTCTACTGATTCTTGAAATTTTTGTTCTCGTTTTCTTATTCTTTCTTTTATTTTTCTGATTTTATCTTGAATTGCTCGTTTCTTTTGAGGATCATCAGTTTCCCTTATTTTTATTTCCATATCTCTAATTTTGTTACGGTCACTTATTGATTGTGCTCTTGCAATTGTTAACTTATCTTTTCTTCTTTGTGCATCGCGATCAAGCTTTTTTTGTGCTTGTCTGGCTTTTCTTCTTTTAGCTCTTTTCGCTAACGCAGCAGCTCCTACACCTACCGCAATTGTACCTAGTACCGCATCGCGCGGTCTGACTTCATCTAATTGAACACTTTCACCTACATCCTGACCGGGAGAACCTGCTATTTGAGCAAGTTGAGGAGCTTGTTCTTTCTTTTCTTCCTCTTCTTCATCTGTATCTACAACGCGTTTAATAACGCTTGTTGACTCATAGTCTTCAGAATCCTCACACTTTTGTTGCATATCTGCAAGCATATTTTCTTCATCATAGAATTTAGATCTAAGCTCTGTGCCATCTACTTTTTGAGCGACTAACTGATATTGTGTTCTTTCCTCTATTGATTCTTTAAAGTTTTTAAATAATTTACGAACTTCTAAAATTTTAATATTTTTAATGTCAAACTCATGTGATTCATTAAATTGTAAAATTAAATCAACATCTTCATTCTTTAAAATAGTTTCTAATACAACTAACTGTCTGTCAACAGACTCTCTAAATGTGTTGTTAGGATCTAAAATACTCATTACATATTTATGTTGGCCTTTATAATCTGTAAGTTTGATGCCTTGTTTTCTATACGCTGTCGCATTAGGATTTACTTTGATAGTACCATCTTTTTGGCTAATAGTTAAGTCACCAAATCCTTCAAATCCAGCTTTTTTTAGTGCTTTTACTGCATCTTGACGATTTGGGAATAGCGAATAGTAATACTTAGCCGGACCGAAACTACCAGGTGCTGATTTAAGTCTTCTTGGTACTGTATTCTCATTAGTTGATTCCATTGCATCAAAATCCTTCGTTAATTTAATTTTATTTCCAAGTATAGACTTAACGTCTCTAGCCGTAAATTTTTCATTTTCATAACCATCAACAAAGTACTCAAATCGATTCAAGTAACCGAAGTTGAATACTAGTTTTCCTGTAATACTATCATTAGGGGTGGTTACTGTTACTTTTTTTCCTGTTAATCTTTCTAATCTATTTACTGATTCACCTAAAACTTTAAGTACCATTTCTTTCTGTTTCTTTTGATCTGTTACGCCAGCTTTTTTAAATACTTCAGCATCTTTTTTTATACTAATTTCATTTGAAAGACCACTAAAGTCACTGTCTTTAAATCCGGCTTTTTTTAGTTTATCTAAAGCAATTCTACGATTTGTACGACTATTATAAACTAATGTATAACCACCACCTAAATGATCTCTAACTCTACTTGGTGCTTCTTCACTAACTGATTCAGGTAAAGACCTGATAAATTTATCAATCTTTTTTACATCGCCTTTTAATTCCACAGCTGATTTGTTCATAGAAACGTTTCTCTTTCTAAGAAAAAGTCCTGCTCTTTTTGCCATTGCAGTTACAACTCCAGCATAGTTATTATCCATATCGTCGAGCCTGTATATCATATCAAATCTTTTTTCATTGACTGATTCAGGTAAAGAATTAATGAATCTAAAAATCTTTTTCTTATCGCCTTTTAATTCAACATCTGACCTTTTCATAGAAATTTTTCTAGTTCTAAGATAAACTCCTGCGCGTTGTGCCATTGCAGCAACAACTGCAGCATCATTATCATCCATATCGTTTAAAGTAAATTTGTTTGTTTTAACTTCATTGACTGATTCTTTTTTAGTGGCTTTAGGCGTGTCGAATAATTCTATTGCAGGTATTCGTTTAATAGGATTGCCACTAAAGAAAACTAACTTACCATCATCATCGAGTGCGGCTATATAGTCTCGTGGATTATTTTCGATGTCAATACGTATACCCATTTTAAGTCGACCAGTGTTCGAACTAGTTGCGGGCTTTATATTAAACTGTCTCATTAGATTGGCTTTACGGTGTCTATTGCCTAATCTGAAATCTTTTGCTAATTTTTTGGCTTGTTGTTTTGTCATAGTTATACCTATTTATATGTTTTTGTTATCCCCCGAACTCGTGACCTGCAACTCTTTTCATTTGCTTCACAAACTCTTGATAAGATGGTTTTGTCTTATACAATTTTATTGAAATCTCATTTCTTTCTTTACCTTTAATGCGCCAATTAAAACCTTTTTCTTTATGTTCAGGTTTAGTTGTTTTAACTACTCGACGTTCGTATTGTTTTGGCCATGGCTCTGACTTTTTCTTTTTACCTGTTCCTTCTTCAACATTTTCTGAAGCAGACTTAAATGCGGCTTTTGTAGGTGCACCTTTTTCACCAGGCTTTCTCATTCTCTTACCTGATTTTCTACGTTTATGTATGTTTGCCCAAAGACCGTTTTCTGTTAGTCCTGCATCATCACGTGCTTGAAGATATGCAGCTATTGCCATATTTTGTATTTCTTTTTTAGATTTACCTTTAAATTGTGGTGCGTCAGATTTTAAGAAGTCATCAATGTAATCACCTGCATCATGTTTACGAGGATCTAATTTTTCTAGCTTGATCTCTTCTTCACCAGGTGTTTCTTTTTTGTATGTAGAAACTATTGTATTAGTACCCACTTCTAAGTATTCTTTAAAACTTTGCACGTCTTCATTCCTCTCTTTAGTCTTTTTCTTCATCTGATTAATATATTTACGATACACAGCTGCGGGTCCTGTTTTGCCCATGACTCTTGCTCTCTGTTCCATTGCGATTGCAGCTTGAATTTTGTGCGCATGAGATTTGCCAGAGTTTTTAATTTTTCTAATAGATTCTTCTGCTGTTTTAGTATCTTTAAATCCTAAACCTTTAATAGTTCCTTTCGGATTTTCATCTGTATATAAATCAGAATGTTTATCACTTCCTGCAGGTTGACCTTTTTTTCTAGGTATCCTTGGATTTTTCTTTTCGTCTATTTCAACTGATTCATTTGATGCAGAAATTAATTTAAATCCTCTCGTGTCTCTACTTGGATTAAATATAATAAGTGCTTCTAAATCTTTACTAAAATCTCTTGGGTCATAATCTAAATATTGAATACCTATATATCCGTTCTTTTGCAGTAGTTTAGTTCCTGGATCATTTTGTATTTCTTTACCAGATGGATTAGCTAAAAGCATATTGATATAAACTTCTTCTAAATCAATTCCTGCCTCAGTAAATAATTGTTGTATTTTACGATCGTCGTACTTAGCTACTTTATTTTTATTCCCAACTTGTGCTTCATAAAGATAAGCCTGTCCATCATTTTGTATGAGATTATAATACCAACCTTCGAAGTTATCACTCTTACTATGTTCAAGAGCTAAAGCAAAAAACATTGGATGTGTTGAAGGTCTACTGATCTTCTTTGAAGATGCATGATATATTTTATTATATCTCAAAGCTTCATTATAATATTCTGGATTATCATCCTCTGGTCCTTCACCAAACATTTGTTTGTATTTTTTAGTGTGTTTAGACGGTTTAGTCTTTGCTCCTTTATCTCCAGGTGCTGGTTTATAAGCACTTGGATCGTCATCTCTCATCTTAGCTTGTTTTTTAAATTGAGCGTCTCTTTTTACTTTAGTTGATTTTTTTAATCCTCTATGATAGTTAGCAGGTTGACTACCTTTTCTACCTTTGATATCTTTATCTTGTGCTTGTTTTTTGACTTCTGTTAAATCGTTAATCCAATATTTATTACCGTCTCCGGCGACTATATAATTAGGTTTACGTTCTGATATAGTTATCGTCTGACCATCTTGAGTTACTGCTTGCTCACCTATATTAAATATTTCACCTCTTGTATATAGTTCTCTCTTCTCAGATATCTTATCGAGCTGAATATGATTTCTAAAGTCAGTTACTTCTCTCAGACCCATACGTTTGCGAAGAGTATTAAATAATGTCACACCATCAGAATATCCTTTTGGAAGTCCTTGTTGAAAAGACTTAAAGTCTTTATCGACTGCTGCAGCTCTCATTTTAGAAGCTGACATACCTTCAACACCTTCTGAATCTGGATCACGTCTACCCGCTGAAATAATATTAATTCCCTCAATAAAGTTATAGTACCCGTGCCGACCTTTCTGATCATTATATCTTATAAGTAATCTTTCAAATTCATTTACTCTATCATCACCTACAACCATGTTTAGCTGATTAAATCCTTCATCATACAGTTTTACAGCAATATCAAAAACTGTTTTAATGTTAGCATCCATTACGATGTTTCTACCATGTCTAGGAAACATCTTACGCATAAATCTTACTTTTTCAGAATATTGTAACGGATTCTTTTTAGAATCTTCTGATTGTGAAGCATATATTCTATAATTCTTACCCCTAGCTATAGATGCAACTTTATCTAAAAGTTTTAAATGACCTATAGTTGGAGGATTAAATCTACCAAATGTAAATACAACTGGATTAACTACTTCCTCAGTAAACTGTTTAAAACCTTTTAACATTATTTTTCCCATCCTTTAATTGTATCAGGCGAAAAGTTATTATATGAAAATTCTAATCGATCAACTAATTTAACTGCTCCGCCTTTATCATCAATAGCAACAAATCCTTCTTGACCTGTTACTTTAAATCCATTTCTTGTTAGTACAAAAGTATTCATTTGTTTTAAGTCATCTAATTTACTTATGATAAGTAATTTAGCATCTACTATTGCATTCATCAGATCAAACATGAGTACTAGGTTCTTTTTATTTTCTGGTGAAAAGAACTTAAATGTTTCAGATCGTCTTTGCATAACTGCTTCTCTACCTTTTTCACTAGATCTTTTTTCTAATTCTTTTACATATCTTTCGTCAAACCACGCAAGTAAATTATCAACGTGTTGAGAAGTATTTTCTATACGTTTACCTGTTCGAACTATAGTATTATTAAATGTTTCTATTTTAGATGCAAGATCTGGATTAGCATCTAATTCTCTTAATGTATTTCCTGAAATTGTTTGAAATATTTTACCTGCTTTAGAAATAGCTGATGTAACTTGTGCAGTTTCGCCTGCCGTAAGTGTTGCCGTACCACTTAAATCTTTTACACCTGCATCATCAAACCATATTCTTGAATTACGTTTTAACTTTGATACATCTACTTTAAATTCAGCTTTCATTGATTCGAAGTCTCTTCCTGAATAAGATGTATGGAATACAATACCTAATCTAGCTCTTGATATTTGTTTTCCTAAATCTGAGTTTCTATTAACTGCATAAACAATTGTATTAGGTTGAAAGGTTATGTACCTTTCGCCATCTATTGTTTCGCTTTTAACATCATCTTTAGTAAACATTAAATCACCTTGTAGTACACCATTGATTCCTATTTTTCTTAATTCATCAAACGCGACTTTTAATTTCTTTGCAAGATCACCAGATGTATCTGCTTCTATATCTTTGTGTGATTTATAAACTTTTGGATCCTTGTTAAATATACCTTTTTTAGCTACAAAAAATTGTCCGTCTCTTGGATCTGTTCCAGCAAAAACAGCAGGAGCTCCGTCCCATTTAACTGTTACATTTGTTCTACCACTAGAACCACCAGCTAACATATCTCGTAAACTGCGTAATGCAAATATAGCTTCTCGTGCACCTTTAACACCGCCGTATATAACACGGTCTTCGATGTGTGTCATGTGCACATTTTTTTCTGATGCTTCAACTAATTGTTTAAAACTCTTCACTTCTTTTTCTTTCCAAAGTCTTTACTAAATAATTTTTCTATATCTTTTTTCTTCACACTCATAGGTAGTGAACCTAATAAATCCTGTTTAGTATGTTTCTCTTTTGGTTTATAAGTTGTTTTAAATAAACTCTTAACCTGATTAAGAGAACTAGTTTTCATTTTTTTAATTCTTTTTAAAATCTGTTTCGAAGTTAAAGTATTACTTTTACTTCTACGAATTAGACCTCTACCCACCGGTTTAGATCTACCCATACCTGGTATAAAAATACCCTGTTCTTCAACATGTTCTTTAAACGACTTCATTTAACTTAGACACATCTTCTTCTAATTTATCATAAGATTCAGCTTTAAACATTTGCTGTACATAAAACTGTTTAGCTAATTCATAATCATCTTTAGCTTGTTTTAAATCAGTTTTATCTTTTGCAGTTTTTAAATCTATTCTAGCTTGTTCTAATTCTTCTTTTGCTCTAATCACTTCAGCTTTTCGTTCTGCTTTTGCTCGTCTTATATCTTGTTTAAGTTGTCTAATATCTCTTACATCAGCTTTATCAAATTGTAAAATTGCTTGTTTAAGGTCTGCTTTTGCTGATTTTATTTGCCCAGGATTTTTTGCGTTATCAAGTGCAACTTTAGCTCTTTTAAAATTTAATTTTGCTTTTCTTATGTCAGTTTTACGCTGTTGACGTATTGAACCGATTCTAGATTTTGCATATGCTAGTTGATCAGCCGTTACTGCTAAATTTGCAAATGAGTCTTCTTTTATTTTATTTTTCTCTGACACTTCTTTAAATGATTTCATTCTTTACTCCCTTAAATTATTTCTACCGTTGGTGGTAATGCTGCCTTCGGATAAATTCCGAATCTAGTACCTACATATGCTTTTCCTAAAATATATTGTGTTTTTATTGATGGTGTCGCTCTTGCGGACCAAAATGCTTCAAATTTACTTCCTCGTTTTGGAATGTCACCGTTACCTTTTTTGTGAAGTGACATAATTTCATACACACCTCTTCCGCGAGAAGTGAAATATAAATCTCCTACATGATACTCATCTACGTTCTCAAGGCCTGGCGTTCTAGATGGATATTCAATTCCGTATATTGTTTGACCAATTGCTTTATCATTCTTGACAGCGCGCGCATATGATTCACCTGAAATTAAACCGTCAAAATCTCTTGGATCTTCATCTTGAGCATCACCATGTTCTATCGCCATCATTCCTAAAAATGATTCTAATTCTCTACGAACACTTCCTGATGTAAATATACCACCAGTTCCGTAATCACTTATTCCTCCGTATTGTTGACCAAATTTATCTTTATCGCCCATTTTATGTGATATGTACGCTACTTCATTTTGTTCTCTATCCAATATTACAAAGTCGGCTTTAGGAGTGCCTGGAGGTTGAATGATATCTGCCATTTCAATGACACGACGATTTTTTCCTGCTATCTGTATTTTAAGTGCAGATCTTCCGGTTCGTTCTAATATCTTAAAGAATTTTTCTTGAAATCTTGCGAGTGCGCCGTCTTCTGCTCGAGTACCAGATTTTTCACCTCTGCCACCATACTCGGTTGTTTTATAAAAGTCATGAGGATATAATAGTGTAGTTCTTTTTCCTTCTAGTTTACCTCTGACTTGAACTGCTTTTTTACCACCTAATCTAGGTAGATCTCTATCTAGCATGAATTTTTCGAAACGCTGAAGCTCACCTTTGTCTATGATGAACTGACCACCTTTTACTGCGTGTGCTTCACCATTTTTGATTTTATTGAGAAATATGTCGCCGATACCTTTTTCGACAAGACGTTTGTGTTCGAGCTGATTCCACTCGATACCTTCGTATATAGATGTGAAGTTTATAAAACTCTGCATTCTCATAGTTCCCATAAATTACTAAAATGTACATCAAATTTAGTTAAGTGTACACTTCTATTTATAAAAATTTTGAGTTCAGACTATGTAGGATCTTCAGTAAATTTACCTTTTATATCAAGTTTTTCTACCCACATTGTAAATAGGCCGAGCTCACGGCCGTAAGCTTCGATCTCCCAAGGGCAATCCCAATAATTTGATTCACTATATGTTTTACCGAACCAACGTTTAGCTGTTATAGTATCGGCGTGTTTAAGTTCACCACGAGTAAATTGTTTGACGTGCACCATTTCGTGTGCTACAGAAAGTAACTTTTTGCGGAGAGACATGGAAGACTCTAGGTCCATTTCGAATGTATTGATATCATCTGTATCAATGACACCTGCAGACAGGCCTTCCTTCTCTTCTAGTTTCCGCTTTATTCTTATTTCGATTTCTAAATTCTTTTTGCGGGGCATAAGTTTTTTTACACAGAAGTTTGCGAGTGAGTATATTAGATCTCGTTCTTTTTGTTTGCCACCTGTTATATCAATATCTATCATTGAAGAAAATCTCCATCAATACCCAATATATTAATAATCCGATAAGTACCCATTTCATAGGTTCAAATAACCACATATGTTCCATAATTTTTCCTTTTTTAAAATTCTATACTCATTAATCGTTCATAAGTATCATCAGTTAATGATTCTCTAGGAATATATAGACTAAGTCCACGATTTCCCCTGTCATCTTCAAACCAACCATTTAAACGTCTGCATACTGTTCGCAAACTATAACCACATTCTCTTATTGATTCATTATAGTTACGATATAACCTCACAAGTATATCGCTATTGTGACCTATGAAGTCAGCATTTTCTGCTATTTCTAATAATCTTTCTTCCCAATTTATTGTCATTTTATTTTCCTCTTTAAAAATCAATTATGTCTTTCGGGCCTCTCCCCGTGACTCGTATTCTCTCCTACCGACATCAAGCTCAGCTTTCGAAATAGGATACAAGAGTCTCACATTATTTTATTTCATTATAGCCACCCGCCTATTTTACCATTTACTATTTTTAACATTTCTTCTCTGTCATAACTGTCATCCCAATATGGAGATTCCGTTTCAGAATTTAAAATCATTCTAAGATCGTGACCCGTAAGACCGGCCTCTTTAACTCTTTTCGTTAAACCCCATTTTTTAATATGTGTATGAGGAGCAAATTTAGTTTCAAGAATATGTCTGATGGTTAACCATTTTCCATGTCTTTCTTTTGAGTCAAGGTGACAAATTGAAATATGATAACTATCAAATTTGTGATTAGATTCAGCTTCTATATATGTAAATCCGCTATCCATTATGCACCTACTTTCGTTAACATTTCCATTGGAATGTTGTAGACCGTCGGTCCAATTTCAACCGAAGCTCTCGTGCGTCTAACTTTTGTAACGATACCTTTAACGTATCCACCAAATTTTCTGTGGGTCAAAGATACTGTGTCGCCAACAGCTAAACCTGCTTTAGACTCATTTCTTAAAGTTTTCATACGTGCATTATAAGCTTCACGTACTACTGTGTTTAATTCTTCTGTGCTTGCTTTCCCGATCAGGGCCGTCAATCTTGCTATTTCTGATTTTGTCATATTAGTCCTTATTTTGTTTGTTATGGTTATATTATACCAAACAGTGACCCAGAAGTAAACAGAAAAAAGCGCTAGAAATGTGTTGATATTATTGCCTCAAACGCGTTTTTGCGAATTTTTTTCAAAATCTTTGTAAGTGATTCAGTACCAACAACTTAGGTAGATTGTACCATTTTACTAAAATTATTGACCTTTTCGAACCGCAATTTGTTCTCAAATTTGCCATCCAGGACGTCAGTCTTGTGAGATATGATGAAAGTATTGGTATCCTTATCCAGAGTGGCTAGAATTTTAAGTAGATTGTCTACTCCATCTCCGTCTAATGATGAGTCAAATGTTTCGTCTAATATTAATAGATTTGTATTTGTAGAGTTTTTCATACGAGCAATTTGACGCCAGGTAAACATGAGTGATAAATCTATACGAGACTTTTCTCCTTCTGAGAAACTTGTATATGAGAAATCATCTCTATGTCTAGATTTGATTGTTTCATTAAATTCTTCATCTATATTAAATAGTACAAAGAAATCTAATGTTTGTAAATATTGATTAATAAGTTTATTGATAACAGGTAGATATTGTTTTATTACTTTAGCTTTAATTCCACCATCAGTTAATAATTCAGCAACTGCTTGAGAATAACTTAATGCTTCTGTATATTCTGCGTGTTCTTTTACACAATCATTTAGTTGAGTATATAATTCAGATAAATATTGTTCTGAACTACCTGTATCATGTTCTTGATTTAATTTTTCTTGAAGGCCTTTGATACGTCCTTGAAGAGTAGAGATATTATTTGAGTTTGTATTTATTTCCTGGCCAACATTCCTGATTCGTAAAAGCTCTGCTTGAGTTTGATCAAAAAGATTTCCCACGCTGTGAATTTCGTCAGTGAGAACATTATGGCCCGATTC